GCTCCTGTGTAGCCGCCTGCTGACTTTCCGGGTAGCGATACTGGATAAGCCACAGCTCCAGCACCGCCTGCCGTAGAACCTGAGCCAATCATTGATGCCCCGCTAGGGCTGTAGCTAATTGATGTTGAACCAAACATCCCACCAATTGCTTGCCCTACAATGCCAGCAAGCTGACCAACAAGACCGCCTCCTTGCCCTCCGGAACCTAGCCCACCAAACAGCAATTTACCAATTTGAGAAGCCATTAGTTCCGCTGACATTCTCATGACCATATCGGCAAAGGCTTGCCCAATGTTGTCAAAATTGCCTTTAAGTGAGTTGTACAAAGAATTGCCAAGCATACTTTCAATATTTCGAGCCGCTTGCACAGCAAACTGATTCATTTGGTCAACTGTTGAATTGGCTTGCTTTAACGCCTCATCTGCCGCTTGCTTTCGTTTAGCGTCATCGTCCAAGCGCTGATTAATTTGCGCTCTAAGTTCAACTTCTTTTTGGTACTGTGCCAAGTACGCTTCAAAAGCCTGTGTGCCTTGCTCCAAACCCATCTTTTCAAGATTGCGCCCAAAGGTCATAATCTCACGACCTTGGTTGCTCATCTCAATCAATGATGATTCAAATTGATAGTTCTCGATTAGGTCACGGATTTCTTTGTTAACGTCGCGGATAGATGATGATGCTTTTGAGCTTGCACCAGAAAGCGCAGCCAATGACTGCGCTTTCTTTTGCATTACTACATGATATGCTTCAGCAATTTGCGCTCCCTTGCCCTCCGCAATATTCATTCCTTCAATTTTTTCTAAATACAAATTTGTTTCAGTAAAAATTTCTTTAAGTATTTTTTGTTTTTCGCTTAAACGCTCATTTATATATTTTTCTGTATTTGCGAATTTAAGGTTAGCCGCCGCTTGCTCTGCTGACTTTGCAACCTCGTCTGGCATTTGAGCTTGAAGTCTTGCTTGTTCTTTACGCAATTCATTTAATCTGTTTTCACTATCAAACAACTGAGCGTAGGGGTCGGATGATAATCCTTCAGTAATTTGTGCTATCTGATCGTTTACTAACTGCAATTGTCTTTCAATAGATTGACCAAATGCACTGTTTAACGCTTTAGCCGTGTCATCAATTGCATTCTTAACAGAACTCCAAGCGCGAGCAAAGATGTTAGCTTGCTCGGTCATAATTGGCGCACGGCTAGCCATCGTTGCTGATAGCTCGTTAATCAGGGTATTTACGGCTTCAGTTTCTTTGCCTTGATTAAGTAACGCTTGAATATGACGATATGTTTCATTAGTCAAAAAGTTATATTTTTGACTAAGTGTTTCTAATGCTTTTTGTGGGTCTTCAGCAATCGTGGCAAACTCATTAACAACATCACCGATTGCTTTTCCGGTCACTTTAGACCACGCTAAGGATGCCTCAGCAATTTCTTCGTAAGACTTACCAATCAAATCGTTCTGACGAACAATTAATGCCAATGCTTCAGCCGCTTCTGATTGAGTCCCAACAACATCAGATACCCCAGCGCTCATCGACATTAATGACTGAAAAGAAACACCAGCCGCATTGCCTGTCTCTAACAAAGCATTGTTTAGCTCTTGCGTAATTTGAGTCATGCGTGAATACGCTAAGTATCCAACGCCTGCAACAGCAGCCAATCCTGCCATTGCCAAAACAGTCGGGCTAATTAACGCCATCACTCCTTTCAGCACCTTGCCAAAGCCGCCAAAAGAATCTCGTAATTGACCACCCTGCTGAATAGCAACAAGGTAAATTGGCATTCCAGAGGCAAGGGAAGTCACTACGTCAGTAATCTGCGCTGGTAACAACCGCATCGCTTGGCGAGTCTGCTTTGCTGACATTTCCACAGAACGGAAAGACGTGCTGGTATCGAACATACTGTCAATCATTGGTTGCGATTGTGTACGAACTCCCAATTGACTGGCTCTATACTCTAGCAACTCTTTGCGAGTCAAATTAATGGTTTGTGCTTCTTCTTGCAATTGTGCAATAAAAGCCTGCCCAGCACTTGCTGCTTGCAACTTAGACTGCTCGACTTTGCGTAATTCATTTCTTAAATCTTCTGTCTGAATGGTAATGCCAGCTTGAGCCGCCGCCCAATCATAATAATCAGCTTTGCTTGTGGACGTAAAACGTTTAACTGAACGTTCCATTGACTTAACGGCGCGAGTATTCTTTTTCTCGGTCTTTTCTGAGGTTACACCGACTGACTCAATTGCTTTGTCAGCCGTACCCATGCCTTGCTGAGTCGCTTGCCCAGCTTCCTTGGCTTCTTGAGAAAACTTGCGTAAAGAATCTTCTGATTTCTTTAAATCAGTATCAACAGTTGACTCAACGCCAATACCTACTTTTAGATCGCCAATTTTATTGCCTGCCATGTCAACCTCTCAGAATATCTTTCACTTTAGCTGCGACACGCTCACCTTGTTGCTGATCTATTTCTGGTATCCAAGGAGGAGGGGAGTCCTGATGATCTGATTTTATCATCTTGAGTAAGTAATGTCTTGACATATCACGGAGCGTTTGTGCTTCCCAAGGACATAGCTTTATTTGCAGATTCTTTTGCCAAGCATTAATCTCTTGATGACTTATGGGACTGTCGCCAGAAGTTGCGGACATGACTGGGCCAATAGAAAATAAATAATCAACCATGTACCACATGGCACACGGTGGATATTCTATTTCTTTGCCTTGCTCGTCAAATAATTCTTGACGACTTTTTTCACTTTTAGGATCAACCTTCAACTTTGGGACGGCATTTAACCACCCAAGATATTGCACATAAGTAATCAGTTCGTTGAAGGCTGATTCGTAAAATTTACTTGGTCACCGATAAATCTTTCGACTTGCTCAGTAATAAAGATTAAAGAACGGTCTGAGAACACTGCTGTATACAACTCAGCGCCCTCTTGCCCGTCTAATTCAAAGTTTTCTGACTTAGCAACGCATCGAACCAAAAAATCAACCCGCAATTCTTCTAGTTCTTCAGAAGGAATAGTTTTGTTGCGATACTTCTTAAACTTATTCGCCAAAGCATCTTGTCGCTTTCGTTCTGCGGCTTGATATTGTTTTGAACCTACGCCGTATAAATGAATCAAAACTGGCTTCTTCTCTGCATCATCCAAATACATTTGGTCGCCATTTGGCGTTTGAATGTGCAAAACAGAAGTCTCAGATAAAGAATATTTCTTTAACGACATTTGTTTTCCTGATAAAGGAGCAGGGTTAGCCGGATTAGCCAACCCTTTTTTTTTCATAATACTAATTAAGGTGCATCAACGTGGACAATACCAACACCCGCCGCTGATGTAGTAATCTCAAGCGTCAAAGTAGCAGTAAGCATTGTGTCTACGCCAGTCATTGACTTTTGGAAACCAACCACTTTGGCTTGGAAGAAATCAGAGGAACCGTCTTGATAAGCAACTTTGAATGAATAATCATTATCACTATCAAGAGCCGCAATCGCAATGGTTTGACCTGCATCGTTGTCATCAATGCCGACGGTCAATACTTTTTGACCTTCGTTAAATGAACCTTTGTATTTCTGGGTTCCACGCGAGCCAATTGGGTTGTGCGTGACAACGTTGTACACGCGACCATGCTGACCAGCATCGCTAATTTCGCCAATCGCTGTAACCGTAAGAGCAGCGTAACCAGCGGCATCAAAGGTTGCTGGAGTTGAAGCCGAAATACTAACAATTGCACCTGCTACTGTTTGAACGCCCATTTTAATTCCCCTAAAGCATCATGAAAATTAATTTACATGATAATGAATCGAAAAATCCTGCATTGTTCCATAAAGATTTACATCATCTTCATAGGTTGATTTTGGTTCGTCTAAAGACACCGCTTTAAATAGATTAGCATTATTTAATGCTGATTCTACCAAAATTGCTAGATTACTGCACAAAATTCTAGTTTTTGCGTAGCAATTAACCTGAATGCGATACATTTTTAGCGAATTCGCTTGTGCTATGTTGCTTCTTCCCAATCCGCCAATGACTTGATAAGTAATGAACGGCTCTGGAGATGTCTCTGCCAATATCAGTGTTGGCGCAAAGTCAGGAAACACCCTATTGGGGGCGAGAGACAAGATAGTTGTGCGGATAGCTGTTTCAACTGACATATTTAGCCGCCAATGATGGGTTTTTAATTAACTCAGCCAATCGTTCTGTTGCTCGTTTTTCCATAGCTTTTGGGGCGGCTCCTTTCGCTTGATCGAAACTGCGTCTAACGAAGCCACTGCCTTGCACCTGCTTTGGCCCACCTGCTCTAGGAATATAGTAAGCATCCATTTCGGCTTGTGATGCTGTTTTTGGGTTTGGTCTAGCTGTGCCCATTCTTTCTGGTCTAACCAGTGTTACCCAATCATCGCCTTTCTTTCTAGCAGCATATCGCTGAATGTGACCAAACTCGACTAAGTGCAAATGACTAGAGCTTCCAAAAGAAACCTCTTTATTGTCTTTATTACCTTTTCCATAATTACCACGAAAGCCAACCTGATACTCTTTGTAATAATTGGTTGAAACATCATCGGCAAAAGCGTGATACAAAGAATTTTTAAGATTACTGGTTGGCCCAACAGGTACATTTTGCATCAAAGTATTGTAATACTCCAATGCCCCTGCCCTTGCCGTTGATCGAACAACATGAGCATTAAAGCCTTTGCCGATAGCTTTTAATTGCTTGGTAAAGTTATCGTTTAGTTTAATGGCAACTTTAATCATGGCGCTTCACCATTGATTAATCTACAGACCAAATCAATGTAACGCTTTTCGCCGACATGAGGCAAAACAGCAGTAACTTCGTATTGCAAGCCGCTGTAAATGACTCTCATGCCAGCGTGAACACCTGATAAATACCTTATTCTGATGCTTGTCTTAACAGTAGAAGCCAAAGCGTCAGATTTAATTGTTTCTAAGCCAGAGTTGTGCTTGATGTTTGCCCAAACAGTCGCAAAAGTTGACCAAGACTCAACTTGTTGACCAGCCAAATCATAGGTAGATGATTGTGACTGAAGAATAATGCGCTTATTGAAATCACCAATGTCCATTACGTCCCCATGTTAATTCTGTATGGTGTCAGCAGATAAATGGCTGATTGTGGGCGTTCAAATGATTCAATGTTGCTAACTGTCTCTCGATTTTCGTACCAATTACCAAGCATTAATAGAATTGCTGCTTTTATTCCAGCAGGGCATGGGAATGGGTTGCTTTGCTCTCCATCCGTAAAGCCTGCCGTAAAAGTAATGGTCATTTCGTAGCTAGGAGCATCATTGTAGAAAACGAGCTGTGAAGGCTTTACATGGTTATTGATATAGTAAGCAGAAGACGACACCGTTTGCGTAGCCCCAGCGTCGTCCTTGTACGTTACAGAAGCAATGGCTGTTACCGGAAATGTTTGCAAATCCACTTTATCATCAATTGCTTCGGCTTTTAACTGATACTGACACTGAGCAACAGTTATGTTTGCATAATTTTCTGCGCTTTCGCGCGAAGCACTAATTAGGGTTTGCACTAATGTGTCATCAGGATGAGTCGGTGGCGAGCCTGACGTATCTAATCTTAAATGCAACTGCGCCTCGCTTAGCGACACAGGCTCAGAGGTCGGTTGCGTTGTTTTGATTAAATAGCTCATGGTCTTTCTTCCCATCTGGTTCTAAAAATACCATTGGCAGTATTGCCGTCAATATTAATTAGTCTTATGTAAAAAGTACCAGCGGGAAACCCTTGTGGACTCGCTTCAGTAGCCCCGGAAACAGTCGCTTTGTTTGCGTTAGAACCCGAAAGAACACGAAGCAAATCAACGATTGTGCCGCCTGTGTGAGTGCCACCTGTCGCCATAGTAACTTGTGGTATGTAAGCCGATGCTGTAGACATTGTGTTGGTCTTAAATATGGGCAATGGCGTACCAAACGTTCCACCTTCCGTGCCGCCAATGACAAGCTCTAACCTCAGTTCTGCCAAAAACAAATCCAAACCAAGCGTTTGCACAATTGTATTAACTGGCGCAACAACTTTTATAACTTGACTACTGTCCTGCGGAATACTGAATTCATATATTGTCCGAGCCTCACGCCCTGCAAAGAACCCTGTTTGTCCAGCGTCAACACGAAGCCGAGCATAATCTCCGTCATCGTCAGTCATTAATTTAACAGGAGGATACGCTTCTACACGCTCAGCGTGAGTGCCGTCCTGCCTGTCAACAAGCAACTTCCGCAATTCCTGCCAAAACGGGAATACAACATTGCTCATACTATTCTAGCTCGGATGTTTGCGACAATAATGATTTTAACGTCTTTCTGCCTTTTGGCTTATCAACGTTTACGGTTGGTGCTGGCGATTGATAAACAACTTTTGTCTGATACTGCACGGCTTCGCCACGAGTTAAGTAAAAGTTTGCTTTGTGATCTGGCAGATCAACAACTTGGTCTTTGGTTAGTTTACCTAATTTATCATCCAAAATTGCTTTGGCTGTAATAGATACTTTCATTTTTCACTCCAAAAAAATGGGGAACCGAGCTTTTGACCCGATCCCCCAGATCAAAACAATTACATTAAGGTGCTGCTGTAAAGTCACCGTAAAGCAATGCGCTTGGACGCTCAACGCCCAAACCAAGACGCTCCTCAACTCGGATTGTCACCAAGTTCTTGGTGAAGTCGTCGTTGACGTAGCCCATCTCAACCGTAGCACCTTGGCGCACATACAAAGCTGTGCTACCAGAGACTGCACCGACCAAGAACTTACCGGCTGCCATGTTGTTGCTAATGACAATCTGCAAGCCAAACGGATTCATCATACCGTTTGAACCGGGTGCGCCGTAAAGGTACAAACCGCTATTGGCTCCTTCTCGTGTACGCTCCATTGCGCCCCAATCTGCTGGGTTAACAATGACAGTGTCAGGCGTGTTGCCGGTTGCCCACAATGCCCACTTAGCACGGTTGATAGCATCAACCAACAAGTCACTAGCAGTAGCCGTGTAAGCCGTGAAGTTACCGCTGTCGGTCAAACCTGACAGGTTAGGCGAAGTGCCGTTTCCGTTCAACAACTGAGCGTCGATACGTTGAGCCAAGCCATCACGGGCACGGGTGTCAATGTAAGCAACGATTGCAGGAGCGTCAGCCAAAAGCTGGTTTGACACTTTAATCCAGTGAGCCACAGTGGTGATTGGCACGTTGTACTGCTCAAACGTGGCATCTGACTCAGCTTTAGCGGCGGCTTGAGCAACTTCAGCAGCGCTGTTCACGAATGAGGCTTCACGCAAGCTGTTAACCATATTGCTGGTAACAGGAATTGACGTGAACAACTCACGAATGGTTAGCGGTGCAAAGTCACCACGGATCACGCCGGGGCGTTGCGTTGGGAAAACCGTTGTGTCAGCAGACAAAACAGTGTTCTTAACGTCCAAACGAGCGCGTTGAACCTGACCCGTCACCAATGCCTTGAAGGCATCGGACTTCACAAACTCATCACCAGCCGACAAAGGCATTGATGGCGAACTGTGGTTGTCCATCTTCTGAGCAACTTCAGTAATGCTACGCTGGAAGTCTTCAGACAAAGCCTTAACCTCGGCTTTGATTTCGTCTTGGGCTTTGCCGTAGGTTGAAACCTGACCGTCATACTTCTCGATGGCAGCGTCCAACTTTTGTGACAATTTAACTTCAACCGACTTTAAGCCGTCGTCTAGGGCTTTGATTAATTCAGACATGATTAATTCCTTAAAAGTAAAGTCTGGAATGCAAATTTGAGTTCATCAGGTGACAACTCATCGTTTTTTGGCGCTACAGGCTCACTCTGTAGTTGCCGTTTCAAGCCCTCCACAAACCAAGTGGCGCTTGTGCGAGAATACCCAGACTCTCTCAGGATATTTTCAAAATCTTTAATGCTTGTTGCTTCCTCAACCGATGCTTTAATTCGAGCAACGTGAGCGCTATTATCTGCTGGAGATTCTACAATTGAAACTTCTACTAAATCAATTTCATGCAAATCTAATCCACCAGTTTCATTTTCTGTAAATCTTTTGGGCTTATATCCAATCGACAGTCCTGAAATCGCGCCATGCACCAAAGAAGCGTAGACATCCATTGCTTTTGAGTGACCGGGCGTTAACTCGCCTTCCACATACAATCCTGTCTCATCTTCTTCCATGCGAGTCCATTTGCCGATAATATCGCCGTAATGATTCCATCGCATTTGAACAGGTCTTTCCCTGTCAGAAATGCTTTTCTCGTAAGCACCGGCAAAAATGGTATCTCCGTAGCTATCAACGTTACCGAAAACGGAAGCGTATCCTGAAAATACCCCTTGCTTGCCTTCGTAAAACTTAACACTCGTAGCGTCAAGGTTGAGTAATTTGTGTTTCATTTTGTCTTGCCCCCAAACTCCGTAAAGGAGCCATATTTACTTGCGACAATAAATCGTCCCCGCCTTCCATTGAACCCCAGCCTTCAATTCTGCGAACCTCGTTAGGTGTCAAAATACTGCCTGCAACCGCTGTTCTATAACCTTCTAGTCTTGATTTTAAATCAGAACGGAGCAAACCTTCAAAATCAAATTCAACTTGATAGCCTTTTTGTTCTGCTTCTGTAAACAAATTGGCTTCAATGCTTGCTTCAATTCGTTCTAAATAAGGTCTAAGGTTTAATTTATAAAAACCTTGAACCAATTGCTCAATTCCGCTACCCCAAGCCGTAGAACCGCTGGTGTCATTAACCAATATACTTGGAACACCAAACCATCGGCAAATTTCCTCTAGCTGAAACTTGCGTGAGGCAAGTAATTCAATATCTTGAGGCGACATTGAGATTGGGTCAAACTTCATGCCCATTTCTAGAACCAACAGCCTATCATTGGTGCTAGTCGTTAAATTGCTAAAGTTCTTTCTGATCTGTTCTCTTTGCTCAGGTGTTAGCATTTTGTCTAATGTCAAAACGCCAGAGCGCTTACCGCCATTGTTGTAAATTCGCGTCACCGTCTGATCTGCCGCCTGAGCAATGCCAAACATATTGCGACCAAAGGCTAATGGGGATTTACCAATAATACCGTTGCCGTACAGCTTAATATGCCACACAGATTGTTCCGCTAAAACTTCTGTTTGATTGTCTCTGGTGTACTCGTAAACAACCGAGCCATCGTTAAGCAACTGTACTTCAACTTGAGCGCTCATCATTGGCAGTAAGGAAACAATCTTATTATTAATGCGCTGAATCTTTGCGTAGGCATTGCCATGCAAAGTTAAGTTGAGCATCATTGTTTCAAAAAACTCTTGCCGTGTCTGATAGCGATTGGGTTTGCGATTTATAAACTGGTGAAAGTAAAAACTTTCTGCAAGCTGCCTGCCGCTAGTGTCTTTTGTATATACATTAAACGGCAAGCTAGAAACAGTTTCAGACAAAAGCCTTACGCAAGCCCAAACCGCCGACACTTGCATAGCAGTGTCTTCTGTAACCGACACAGCCGCCGGTTCTGAATAAGCTGGTTGAGGATATTGTGTACCAATATTTCGTTCAGTGGTTGTCCCACCTACCAACTTAGACCACATATCTGACCAAAATGTTGCCATATTATGCGCCTATTGGATTTTCTAAAAAAGCAGTATCTTGATAATAAAGGCTTTCTACCTCTTTCATAAGGTTTGCCCCGTGAAACGCCATTGCCAAAGCTACCATACCGTCAATGCGACCAGTCGATTTCGCCTTATCTAACTTGCGATTACCAGACTGATCTTGAATAACAATAGAGTTAGCGGCGCACATCGTTAGAACAGGGTGCATTCCATGTCTTATGCGCCCATTTAATAGTTCTGACTCAAGAGTATCAATTGCAGGAGACATATCTTTATAACCCTGTCCGCACTCTACTAATGGTAATTCTACCCCAATATTGGTAAATTCTTTGCGTAAAATATCCATTCGCCATCTATCGTAGGCGATTGCGCTCACATCTTTCGATCTTATTATCTCAACAATCTCTTTGGCAACGTACTCATAATCCACTGTTGAACCGGGCGTGACGTGCAAGTTTCCATTTGCCACCCAAATATCGTAAGGTGTCCTATCTCGCTTCGCCCGATCTTGAATACCGTTTTTCGGTGTCCAAAAGTGCGGCTCAATATTCCATTTGTTATTTGTTTTCCAAATCATAACAAATGCGGTCAAGTCAGCTCTAGCAGAAAGGTCTAACCCACAGTACACGACTTCACTTTCTGCTGGCTCAATCTTGTCGCCGCATGACTTCCAAACCGAGCCGCTAATAAATGGCGAGAACGATTCCACCATTTGATTGGCAATAAGGTTGCGAAAGCTCGCTTCTCGGCTAGGCATTCGCTTAGCTTCTTCCATTTGACGATAAACTTCTTCGTGATTCATCAAATGCCAGTTAGGTTGAGCCTTTCTTAGTTCTTCTTTGTCAAATGGGTCTTTGTCATCAGGCACAGCATATAAAACGCACTTTACCCTTGGGTCATGGGACTTCTGCCCATCTTCAAGCAATATTGACAATAAATCGTCTGGTTTCGCCGATTGAGTGGAAATAACAATAGAAAGGGGGCGTTCTTGCGCCGCAGATGCGGTTTCTAGCGCTTCGTACAGATCAAAGCGTGGCCCTCTCACCTGACCCAGCTCGTCATGCACCACCAACGCAGGCGACAAACCCATCGCAGTAGAAGCGTCAGCAGACAAGGCTTTGTAAACCGTACCTAGTGCAGGGCAGACAATTTGTTTAGCGCTGTCTTTGACGGTCACATACTCTGAAATCGTAGGCGACATTCTAACCATCTTTGCGGCTAAGCTGTGCAAAATAGAGGCTTGGTCACGCGACTGCGCTGCGGAATATAGCTGACCGCTTTGCACGGCTTCAGGGCCAACCAGATGAAGTAACAAAATCATGGCTGACCAAGACGTTTTGCCATTTTTGCGAGGCAACGAGCATAAAAACGTCCTAGTAGGAGAACCGTAGATCATTTCCATCCAATCTCGTTGGGCAGGAGATAATTTAACGGGTTGTCCTACTAATCTGCCTTCAGGCACTCTTAAATGAGTTTCTATCCATTCTACGTTGCGCTTGGCTCTAGCAGATAGCCTAGCCATTGTTTGCCTCACGATTCCCAAGGTTTCTTGGATTTGCGTTCGTTTGCGTTCTGTCTACCAACCGTTAATTCGTGGATTGCTTGCCGAGTAATTCTTAATCTAGTCGCTAAGGACGATGCCGCCCTGCCCTCGCGCTCGTGCATAGCCAATAATTTGTCATAGCGCTTCAAGCCTTCGTCATCCGAAAGCCAACCTCTGTCGAAGTTTGAAATCTCGTCTGAGAGAATTCTGCCCAAAACAACGTGTCGGCAATAGTTTTCTAGCAAAGGTGCGTGAACTTGCGTAAATGCACTAGCTGGTTGGTCGTTGACGACCTCTAGCCAAACGCCTCTTTCTTGGTCAGAAAGGTGCATAAGCGGCATTAACCGTTCCTCTTTGTAGATTTCTTGAGGAATAAGGGTTGAAAGCTCAGCGGCAGACTTTTTTCCTGTTTTCATAATGCGAAGTATACCCTTTTTTGCCCATAGAAAGCACAGCGCTTG